GTAATCTCGGACTTCTTGAACACTTTTTTCGGTATCTTCTAAAGTTTCTTCGATTAATTCTAATCTCTGAAGGATGCCGTTTCTATTTAGCTTTGAGCCTGTAATAGCCTGGCTAATCATTTCCACACTTATTGACAAAGCCTTTAGCTGGTCGTTTATTTCTTTTAACTCATTCATTATTCGCCTTCTTGTGTGTTACTTGTTGTGCTACCTGGACTTCCTTGACCTGCGCTCATATCATCATCAGTAGTTGACCAAGTTCTAAAACCTGTTTCTAATTTATCAGTTTGGCTTTGGTGTGTTGTTATGTTTGTTTTGTTTGATACATAATCAAAAGATGCCTCGTGCATAAAGTGTAACCCTTGCGCTAAAGCTATAGTAAATACTTGACCAAAGTTTATATCCTTGCCGTAAACATTACCTGTAAATTTCTGCCAGGTAGATTGATAAAAAGATAAAATTGACCTTGTTATACATAACTGCATTGGTCTACCAAAATTTTCTTCATCAAAAACTTCCCAATTTCTTAACCATCTATTAGAATTTTGTATTAAATCAAATTCAGGCTCTGTATATCCAATAAAATCTTCAATTACTTGAGATTCGTAAATATCTCTAATACCACCGTGATATTGACAATTATCTAATTGATAACTATTTGAAAATGGCTTTACTAAAGCAGAATCGTTTGGAATGTTTGTAGCATTATAAACAAATCCTTTTGTATTTTGATAGTTTTGTGGAATAATACTTACTTTAATATCATCAAAATAAACAGTATGTACTACATCAGCGTTTGTACTTAATTGAGTTTTTAAAACAAAAGTACCATAGTTATTCATTACAAAGCCAGTATCTAAAGAGTTTTTGTCAAATTTAGATAAGCATTTAAACTTTTCCCAATTATCTTCGTTAGTCATTTTAGCTTCAATGTAATATGGGCCATCCCAATTTGAACTTGAAACATAGTTGTCAAATACACCATTTGAACTTAAATATCTTGTTTGTGCGCCACTTGGAGAACCGTTAAGAGATTTAATAAAATTTACAATTACTCCATCAGTTGGATTGTGCGAACCATCAAAGAACAAAGAAAATTCTATTTTAACTGCAAAGTAATTAATAAAAGTAGCAGCATTAGAAATTCTAAATACATTGGCTAAACCTGTACCGCTTTCTACTGATAAATCTCTATCTTGGTTTTGAGTAACTGCTAAAATTCTATTATCAAAAGGTCTATTTTCTCCTGTTGCGTTAAAAAATTCATATGTTGTAGGAAAGCCAAAAGAATCCCAATTTGTAGGGTCTACTGTACTATTTGCGTAATCCTTAAAGAATCCGTAGTTATTTATTAAATTTCTTTCGTAGTATGGATAGTTAAACTGAACATTAGTTAAACGCTTATTTAAACTTACTAATTGATTAACATCAGACCAAATAACATTACCTGTATTTCCAATACTTGAATAAAAATCAAAACTATACTCATCTAAATAAGTACCATTAATATCATAAATTAAACCATTTTGAAACTGTTGCTTAACTGATACATTATCAATTAAAAGATAACCTGTTGAATCATCGTTATTATTATAAATATTAAAATCCAATGTACCTACACTTGCTGTGTAAGTAAATTCATAATAAACCCAGTCATCAGTAGTTCCTTGAGTAAATACTTCAACACCATCTATTTCAATTCTTGCAACTGCTTTTGGAATTACACCTGCATCAAAATTCTTTGCCCAAAAACTAACAATATATTCAGCAGCTTGAAAAGCTATTTGTTGTATTACATAAGAAGTATTATTGCCAAATATTTTTGGACACTGACTGCCATTTAACCCTCCTGTTGGACTATTAACTATCGTTCCATTTGTACCCCAATATTCGTAAATAGGACTACCATCAACTTCAAAACCACCATCTACAACTAATTCATTTACTGCTAAATCATTTATAGCAACCACATACCAGGTAGCATCTTTATTAGATTGATATAAAACACAACCTAAAGACTCCATTAATTTAGTAAGAAGATAATAGCAATTTTTTGGTTCAAAAGTTGACCAATTAACCGAAGCATATTCTGATAATTTTAAATTAGCCGTATTAATAAGAGTTCCAGTTAAAATAAATTGACTATAAAAAGCTACATCTAAATCACTTCCAGTTTTTTGTAATAACCTACAAACAAAACTGCTAATATCTATTCCAGCATCAACATTTGTGTCATTGTATAAAGCGTAATAGTCTTCTCTTGTGTATTTAATATCCTTTAAAACTGCAAGGTTATCAGTAGCAGTTAGCTGAAGAAAATATTGTTCTTGCCATTCATATTGAATTACATCAGGTAAAAGGAATCCTACCCACTTTAAATCTTCAGTAACTCCATTAGTTTCGTAAAGGCTTATTTTTAAAGAATATTCGTCATTTTCATAAAAAAAATCAGAAGGCTGAACAGTAGAATTGTAAGGAATAAAACATTTAATATCGGCATAAGAAGCACGAATAGGAGCAAAGATATTATCTTTACTTGCTTTATAATTTAATACAAATGCACTATCTTGTGCTGGGACTAACTCTATTACATCGTAAACCACTACGGTAGCTTCTTGTTTCTCAAACTTTACTTGATAATACAAATCAGTACCGACCTGGTCTAATCCTTTGAATTGTAGATTATAAATATGATTGTAAGCCATTATATTACCCTTGAATTTTTAATTGCAGTATTATCTAAAAGCATTCTCATTTTATCTCCCATTATATCAACCTGGTAGCCACCTTGACCTGTTGAAGCAGAAGGCATAGCAATTCTTGAACCACTTGCACTACCTTGACTAAAATCAAGACCTGATAGTTGTTTAAATATTGGAGCAAATCCAGCTACCGAAGATGCAGCACCGAAACCACCTAAAAGAAAAGCTAATAAAGCAGCAACAGCAGCAGCAATAATTAATTTTTTTATTAAAGCTAATAATGCTTGACCTAAAGATGCAAAAAAGTTTTTACCATTATTTAAAGCATCATCAAAAGCATTAGTTAAAGCGTTACCTAATAAATCTATAGTTAGTTCTAAATTTCTATTATAAGCCTCAATAGCAGGGTCTGTAAATAATTCGTTATAAGATGTTTTAAGAGTATTTACATTACCTGTTAATCTTTCTACTACCGCATTAAATGCCTCTAATTCTTGAGCAGCAATACCAGCTTTAGCATCAGTTAAATCGCTCATTGGCATCATCATATTTGAACCAGGTGCAGGTCTTTTAGTTTTAGTTGTACCTGTTACTATTGCTGGGCCTCCAGGAGTTATTAAACCATTTACTTTTTTTAATTTTTTATAAAGTTCATCTAAATTAGAAGAATAATTTTTTGTAACTTCTGAATTTTTACCAAATTGATTTTCAGCGTATACTAATAAGTGTACATTTTTTTCAATAGCAGCATTTATTAAACCTTGTGCTAATACTAAATCTTTTTGGCTTTGGTCTTTTGTTATTGGAGTGGCATTAACCTTTCTAATTAAATCTAAATATGATTGTAACCCTTCTTCAAGTTCAATTAGTAAATATGATTTGCCTGGATTTTTTAAACCTTTAATCATTAACTCAAGACCATTTAAAGCCCTATTAGCACCATCAACAATTAATTTAAAAAACTTACCTAAATTACCACTTTCTACTGCCGTAGTAAATGTATTATTTAATCTTTGAACACTTGCTTGTAATGTATCTACCTTACCTGTTATTTTACTACCGTAAGCAAGTTCTAATTGTTCAGCTAATTTAATTACTCCAGCAGTTGTTATTTGTCCTTGCTCAAGCATTTTATTTAATGCCTGTGTTGTAACTCCTAATCCTTGTGCCATTAATGCTACCGCACCTGGTAATCGTTCTCCTAATTGTTGTTTTAATTCTTCAGCTGATACAGTTCCTTTTGAGAACATTTGACCCAAAGCATTTAAAGCACCTTTTACATCTTCAGAAGATAGTTTTAAAGTTGCTGCTGACCTTGTAACTGCATCAAATATTTTATTTGTATCTCCTAAAGTTTGATTTGAAGATATTGATGCTGCTGCAAAATTCTTATAAGAAGTTGCAAGGTCTAAAAAGTTTAAACCTAAATATTCAGCAGTTTGAGATATTTTTTCTAATTGTGCTTCAGCTAATTCAGTAGAACCTAAAATAGCAGTAAAAGCCGATTTAACGGCATCTAATCTTAAAGACTCGTTGAACGCTCTACCTACTGCTTGTGTTGCAGCCTGAAGTCCAATATAACCTACAACAAGACTTTTTATAGAACTCTTTGCATTATCAAAAGAATTTTGGATGTTATCGCTTGTCTGTTTGTTTGCAGCAGCAAATGATTTTAAATCTGATTGAGCAGTATTTAACTGGCTTTTTAACCCTTTAATTTCTGCACTTAATTCAACTATTATTTTCTCATTTACCATCTTCTTTCGGCTTTAATTTTTCCAAAATCGCTTCTTTATCTTTTTGAGTAGTAATGGTAATTTTTTTGTTTAACCTACTTAAAATATCAGTCCATAATGGTAATATTTCTCTCGGTTTCTTTTGATTTTTCTTCTCAACTTGAGTGTTTAAAATGTAAGACATTAACACTCTTGTTCTATCCCATTCGTTAGCATCTTGTTTTTTCTTATAAACAAAATATCTATAATAATCTACAAAAGTCATATCCCAAAAAATATGCGGTAATAAACCCAAGTCCATTACCGCACAATCCAAGATATCATCCCAAGTTACTTTTTTTTTTCTTGTTTGTCATCAGACATCGCCTTAAATGCTTTTATCATTTCTTGCGTAATCTTCAAGCAACTTTCAGTAAAGCACTTAATAACTTGTAATTGAGTTTCATAACTTAAGTCATCTACCCATTCCACTACATCTTCATAACTGAAGTCTATAATTAAACTTTTACTTCTATAATATCCAGTTAAACCTGAATAAATTAAATCAGCTACCATTTGTAACTGACTATAATTTTCTCCAATTTCTTTAATATTACCAATATCACTACCGCTTATCCTTGTATAAGTTTCAAGCGAATAGTTTGAAAATTTTAATTGCTTTACTTCTCCGTTGAGAGTAACTTCAAGTATTCCGTTCATAGTTTGTTTGTTTTAATTATGCTATTGTAGCAAATGTTGGTGCGCCTGTTCCTGCAAACTCAATTGAATAAGTAGTTACATCTTCCATTGGTGCTGAAACTTCGC